TGCTGCCTGGTGGAGTTGTTAACCTGCTAAATACTTTATTATATGGTAGATTCAAACTCACTGATTTGTTTCTTCCAGGACCAGCAATTAGAACAACGAATATATTTGAACGTATATCGTAGTTCGGCATTGGAAACCAAACACGTCTACCTAAAGCACCTGCAACAGATGAGATAGCAGACCAGCGCCTAAACAATTTAGGTATTGGACTACGCTCAGTTGCATTAACACATGCTTCTATGTAGTCTGGAAATACTCTAGACATTCTGACCTCCTTCCCAAGTTTTCATATCTTTCCAAGTGTTCCCTACTTCTACTGAAGATGGAATAACTAATGTTCTTCCGTCTACATCAATAGGATTTGTCATACAATTAACAATCTTTGGCATGAGTTCATCTACTTTTTCAATAGGTACTTGACCTAAGATAGCATCATGAACCTGCCCTAAAACTTCTACACCCTCACCAGCTAACTCATTCCATACGCGATATAATCCCATATTTAGCAAGTCACCAATCGTGGACTGGGGAACAAACGCAATCGCCGCACGTAATGTGGTAGCCTCGTTAAGCCTGCCCCAAAATTCGCGCCTACGTCCCAACGGTGTAGTCAGTGTTCCTGTATCTAGTAACTGTTGTTGCACACTTTCGTGCCATTGACGGATGCCTTCAAACGCCCCCTCAATTCGCAGTGTGCCCCCACCTATGTCTTTACCTTTGACAAGGAGTTCATCAAAACCTGCCTCGGGATTTTGTTTGTGCCATCTCTCAACAGATTCTTTAGCTACAATGCCCCCATAATAAAGTAGTTGGAATCGTGTAGCGTGGGCTACTTTAATTTGTAAATGCCTACCCAAAGAAGCGGCGGATAAACCATAGTTGGTACCATGACCTGCGCGTTTACACATATCACGATAAGAGAAGTGTAAGTAATAAGGTTTCTCGGCTAGTTCTCTTTCTTGTTTTGCATCACCACTCCACCCCATATTTTTCCATACCATTTTAACCACCGTGGTATGCAAGTCTCCACTCTCACAAGCTGTAATATATTTTTCATCGCCTGTAATGTAAGCCACCACACGAGATTCCGCTTGTTCTAAGTCAGCATAGAACATCATCTTACCTTCATCGGGAATAAAAACAGAACGCAAATCTTTTGTAATATTTTGAAGATTAGTCCCTGTACCCCAAGGAGCCTCCGATGAAGACCACCTGCCTGTCTCTGTTCCTGCCACATTATAAGAACAACGTATGCGGTTGTCTCTATCTCGTGTGGTTTCTAGAACACTTAACTGTTTGTCAATATCACGAAGCGCTAAAATCGCGTTAGCAAAAGGCTTGGCGCGTGGGTATTCTCGACGTAAGTGTTCCAACGCTTCTCTATCTGTGGATACTTTTTGTTGTCCCTTTTTATAAGACATGATTCTAGGTATGCCTAAATACACATAGAATAAATCTTGTAGTTGTTTAGGTGATGCGTGATTCAGATCCTTACCTGTCACTGCCATAGAAAATAAATTGAGCATCCTCTCTAACTTTAGGCGCTGTTCCTTAAGGGGGGCACGCATGTTCTTTACACGGTCAGTGTCCACACGTAAACCCTTGAGGGTCATAGCCATTGCAGTATTGAGGCTGTCTAATTCAAACTGATATGTCTTGGAAGTAGTGTCGTCTAGTTGTAGCTTAATCTTTTGCCATATCTCTTGTGTTACCGCACAGTCTAGAGCGCAGTATGTCCAAAGAGTTTGCTCATTATCAAGCTCGATATTTTGAATATCTACATTCTTTATAATTTTTGCCATCGCTTTTGTCTCCCATATTACTCGTAGTCTCTTTCAATTATCATGTCGATATAATGTTTTGCTTTTAATAAATCTTGCTTGCCCCCTTTATCTTGGTGCCTGCAAATGTATTTAATCGCATTACCTTCTGCGAACATAAACTTATTCTTATTAATAAACTCGGATGGTTGTATATCATACTTCTTGTAATGATCACCACCTACTTGAGTAGTGTAAGCTGTTGTTGCTCTATTACTTGTAGAGTTCATCAATCCCCCCTATAATATTAAATATCAATTCTCTTGCTTCCTTTGCATTCAATTGTGCATAGTCGCACACTATTAAAAAATCGTCTGTCTTACCTCGCAACCAAATCTTGGCTCGTTCTTTGTTAGCTACGTTCTCACTAACCTTACTGTCTGATAAAAAATCTAGCAACGCTTGATCTATTACGGCTCTCCACAACCTTATCTCCCTCTCGACTGTTACCAGATTGTTTGGTATCGGTAACTCCGAGAAATACGGAGCGCGTTTCATTACATCTATTCATCCCTTTTAGTACTCTTTGAAAACTTAGCCATGGTTTTCCAAGCACCTTCGTTTGTATATATTGAACCCAAGTATCCTAAAGCCTTAGGTTGTTCGGGTTGCAACGCATGTTGGCAATGCATGGTGTCGTGTATCGTACCTCGCACGTTGATCTTCTGCTTGTAAGCTAACCAAGTCACATCATAAAATTGATTCTGTGCTACCTTAGTTATCTTTTCATTCTCAAGTATTTTCTTTACCCAAGCCCAAGCTTGTTGTTCATGTGCAACATTGGTCCAGTAATTCTCGAGTACGTTTCGTTTGTCTTTGAATGGTACAACCATAGCGACAGTATCGCTTGGAGCGAAACCAATACAAGTAATAAAACCGCCGCCTGTTTCAATGTCGAAACTGAGTGGCTGATCCGCGTTATTCTCTTTGATATAGCTCTCCTCAAAACTTTGTAAGTCTTCAATTGTTGGCTCAATCCATAACTCTCTTTCTTTTACTATTCGTTCTTTAGTCTCTGATTCTGCTATTGCTTTTTGTAAATCAGCAAGAACCACGGGTCTAAATTCATATTGCCTATTGATGGCACTAGGACTGTAGGTTGGCATTACCTTAGTTGAAAGTGTAAGTTTTTGTAGATTAGAAAGTAGGATAGTACCTCGGTAAGTACCTACCTTATCCAGTCCTGTCAGCGCCCATAACGCAAGACTTCCCATTGCCACAATGACATTGGGTTGTACTTCGTTAAGCTGTTTACATAACTCATCTATGTTATGTTCAAACTCTTGTTTTAAAAAACCGAAGCCATTCACAGGGTACTTCGATCTCCACTCTCCCTTTTTACAGATCGCTTTGTATTCATTTCTATTATGGAAAAAGTGGGAAGGGTTCTCCTGTGGTGGCTTCTGAGCGAGAGCATGCGTAAGCAAACAGTTCTCCACATCTATACCAGATATTTCACATAAGCTGTGAAACATTTTACCCGCTGAGCCTACCATGATGGTGTCTAATCTTTGCTCATCTGTGGTTGGGAAATCAAACACAAAAGCAATACGACAATCACCTTTTGGTAGTTGCGGTTTAACCTGTTTAAGAACTGTACTTACGTTGCTCATACTCTCTCCCCTAAATTAGGCTAGGATTCTCTTGATCGAAGCGACCTTGATATCCTTATTTCTGCCAGCCATTTCATGCTTGACCATGCCTTTAAAGTTCTTACCGATTGCCATCTCTAGCAATTCACTGTAAGGCAGGTCTTCCACATGACCCATGTCTAACCCATTGGTTAGAAACGACTTCAATCCTGTTGCAGGATTGTTAACTTTCAAGGCATTAGGTGTAGCCCAGAACTCCATACGAGTTGATTCGGTGTTAGCCAAATCCGCATCAGTAATATCTGATTCAATAACGGAGTTAGCTTTCACGTTAACTCTAACAAGTGGAGTCGAGTTCTCGCCCACTTGATCTGCCCTATAGGAAGTGACTGTAAATTCGTAACTCCCCTCGGGTAACATAACACTTTCTGGTGTGTCATTAGGTGTCATGCTTAGAAAGTCTGCAACATTAGACATTATTTATCTCCTTTCACATTGCTCGCTTTAAGTTTAGACTTCGCGTTGTTTTGTATAGCTTCAAACAATTTGTTTAAATCTAACTCAGCACTCGCCTCGATAAGATCGGGTGCAGTCACCTTCAAATCCATCTTGTGATCTGAAGTTGTGCGAAGTGTTCGCTCGGTGCCTTTGCTTGATGAACGTGTATCAATACGACAGACACAGTTAAAGTATCTACCAATCTTGGTAGACAGTTTAGAACCTACTGAAGTCGGGTATGCTTTTGATGTACCCATATCACCTTCCATGTACTGCATATGAGAAGTCACTACAACATTACATTTCACTTCTCCGCCTGTTATATATTGGATGATATTCTGCACATCACGAGCAGCCGTACCCCATTCGGGTTGACTTGCTTGGTCAGTAGGTTTCTTGTTGTTAAAGACGAGAGCCGAACGTAAAGCGGCTTCGCCCATAAGGGTAAGAGAGTCTATCACTAGAACTGTATCCTCTCCCCATTCTTTCACAGGACCTAAGTCTTCCTCGCCATCTTTCCAGTTGGACAACAGTTGTGCCCCTTTTCTGAATGCGGTCGCTTGTCCCAATGAATCTGTTAGTGTGACAAAAGATACATTGTCGATTGCATCTTTGTTTAATAAAGAAGGTAAGATATCTAAACCATTATCGTAGTCTAGAATACGTAACTTCTTGCCAGCATTAGCGAGGCTAGCCAGTGCGGAAGTTTTCCCGCTACCACTATCACCACAAAGCAAAAGCTTTGTCACGCTAGCTGATTTATGTTTCGATATATTTGCCATCAATTGGTCTCCTATTATGTTTTGAACTATATATTATTTTTTGAAAATGTCAAGAAAAAAATTCGCTGTAGGCGTGGGATTTAATTTTTTACCCACAAGCTTTCAGTTACAGATAGATTCGCTCTAACTACCTACTCACAACCACCCTTGATTACCTCAGACATTTGTCCATACTTCCTCTCAAGTGTACCTTAGCCCTCTGTTAAAGGCTTGTTCAGTCAGCCGATACAAAACCGTCATCTTGTATCACGAAACTTTTTAATCTTTTTTACCCCCACTGATTACTTCTAACTCAGCGGGCTTAGTCTCCTGTAAGTCTGGATGATACTCTTGTGTAAAATCTTGATCAAAGAAAATATATCTTTGACTAGCGGGATGTCCACAAGTTTCTCTAAACTTACAACCACCGTAATTACTACACGCAGTAAAGTCTGCGGGGTAGTATTGGGAATCAGCATAG